CATCGACTCGGCGCTCATCAAGGGCGGCGGTGCCAATGAGCCGACCGGCGTCCTGTCCACCGTGGGCATCCAGACCGCCAACCTCGCCACGCTCAATTGGGCCAACGTGCTGGCGATGAAGGCCAAGGCGGAACTTGCCAACGCCGACGCCACGTCCTGGCTGTTCAATCCCAGCGTGGCCGCGAAGTTCGCCGGCACGGAAAAGTCGGACGGCACCGCCGTGTACCTCATGGGCGATGACGGCAAGATTGCCGGCACTCAGTCCTACGCGACCAATCAGGTTGCCAACGTGGATGCCGACCCGGATACGGGCGTTGCCATCCTCGGCGACTGGTCGCAGGTGCTGCTTGGCATCTGGTCGGAGGTTGACATCCTCGTCAATCCCTATGCCCAGCCGGCCTACGGTCGCGGCGGCATCCTCGTGCGTGCCATGTCCACCGTGGACGTGGCCGTGCGCCATCCGCAGGCGTTCGTGGTCGCTTCCGACCTCGCGCTGTAACAGCCGGCAAGTGCACCGGGGGACATAGCGCCCCCGGTGCCATTGGAGCGCACGCCATGACCATGATCGAGAAACGCGCAACGGCGGGCGTCACCGCCAACGGCCGCAAGTTGACGGGATACGTCGCCAAGTTCGACAACGCCACCCGTATTGGCGGCTTCACCGAAATCGTCCGGCGCGGTGCGTTCGCTGCATCGCTCACCAGTGGCCGGGACATCCTCGCGATGGCCGACCACGACCCCAACCGCGTGTTGGGTCGCACGAAGTCCGGCACGCTCACGCTCGCTGAAGATGCGGACGGGCTGGCCTTCAGCCTGCAAATGCCCGACACGCAAGCCGGGCGTGACCTTGTGGCGCTGGCCGAACGCGGCGACCTGGGCGGCTGTTCCTTCGGCTTTGTCGTCAACGCTGGCGGCGACGCATGGAACGGCGACACGCGCGAACTGCGCAGCGTGGAGTTGCAGGAAATCAGCATTGTGCAGGCGTGGCCGGCGTACACGGACACAGAAGTCCACTTGCGCAGCATCCAACCGCAAAGCCAACTGGCGCTCATGCGCTATTGGCTTGACACCGTTCGCTAGGAGTTGACGCCATGAAGATTTGGGACATGTTGCGTGGCCGTTTTGAGACGCGCGCCGCCGATCCGTCGTGGAATGCGCTGGTGAATGGCGGCGGGGCCAACACCACGGCCGGCGCTTACGTTGACGCGAAGTCGGCCGAGTCGCTTTCCACCGTATACGCGTGCGTGCAGGCACTGGCCGAGTCCACGGCGTGCCTGCCGCTGCACGTCTACCGCCGCACCGAAGGGGGCGACCGTGAACGTGCGGACGGGCATTGGCTGTCCAAGCTGCTTGACGCACCCAACAGCGCGCAGACCGGCATGGAGTTCCGCGAGTCGCAGACCGCCGCTGTGCTGCTGCATGGCAATGCCTACGCCCGTAAGGAGTTCAACGGCGCTGGCGAAGTCATCGCGCTGCATCCGCTGCACCCGGCCCGCGTGTCCATCGTCAAGCTGGATAGCGGTCGCCATCGTTACGACTACACCGACGACAACGGCAAGCCCGTGCGGCTGCTGGCCGATGAAGTGCTGCACCTGAAGGACCGCACCGAACCGGGCAGCATCGTGGGCAAGTCGCGTATCCAGATCGCACGCGAAAACCTGGGCCTGTCGCTCGCGCTGCGTCAACACGGTGCCAACAGCTTCAGCCGTGGCGCGCGTCCGTCCGCCGTTCTCTACAACGAAGGCAAACGCGACCTGACCACGGAAGAAATGACGGCGTTGAAGGCACGTCTTGATTACTTCGCTTCGCCTGCTGGCGCTGGCAAGGTCATGCAGATGCCGCGCGGGCTGAAGTGGGAAACCGTTGGCATCAGCAATGAGGATGCCGAATGGATCGCGGCGCAGCAGTTTGCCGTGGCCGACATTTGCCGCATCTTCCGCGTGCCGCCCGTGCTGGTGCAGGATTTGACGCACGCGACCTATAGCAACGTTGACCGGCTGGGCGATTATTTCGTTTCGTTCGCACTTCAGCGTTGGTTGACGTGTTGGGAGGAAGGCATCAGCCGTTCGCTGCTGGGTCCGATCGCGCGCCAACGCTACTACGCCGAACACCAAACGGGCGGGCTGTTGCGTGCGCAGCCGAAGGAACGCAGCGAGTTCTATAAGGCTGGAATTGACGCCGGTTGGCTGTTCCCCGATGAAGTGCGGCGCTTGGAGAACTTGCCGCAGCGCGACGTTGACGCCGCCAACGCAGCGGACGCCAGTTGACGGCAAATCACTGGCAGTCGGTTGACGTCTAGACCGCCCGTCCCCGCATGTCGGGAACTAAAACCCCTTGAAGGCTGAACAAACATGACCGAATTGACGAAAAAGCAGCAGGCGTTCGTGACGCACAAGGTAGCGGGATGCACAAACAAGGATGCCGCTATTGCTGCCGGCTACGCGGTGGGCAGTGCTGCGCAGGCTGGCGACCGTTTGGCGAAGCATCCGGCCATCCGTGCGGCGCTGAAAGCTGCCGGCAAGGCCACGCCCGGCGTGGACGCCAAGCCGACCAACGCCCCCAAGATGCCGCGCGACAAGTACGCCGACCCGAAGGATTTTCTGTTGGACGTGATGAACCTGGCGGCGCTGCCCGTGGCTGTGCGTGCCGATGCCGCCAAGCAACTGCTGCCGTACATGCACGCGCGCATGGGCGAGACGGGCAAGAAAGAAACGAAGCGCCAGAATGCCGCCGCCATTGCGCGTGGCCGTCACAAGTTCGCCACCAAATCGCCGCCGCCGTCCAACGTGGTGCCCATTCGCAACGGCGACTAGCGCACGGTGTTAGCGCGGAGTGCGGCGGATCGGGCCGCGCGTGATTGTCTTCCCGACCGCTGGCGGATTAGCCGGGTAGTGCCGCCTTCAGCAAAACCCCGGCAGCAGTTGCGGCGTGAGGATGCCGCGAGACTGCACCAAGCCCAAATTGGTCTAGGCCAAGATGGGTAAAGGCACCCGGTGGGCCTTGTGTAGCCTACCGGGTGCCTTTTCTTTTGGTGTCAACGGTCAGCCGCGATTGGCAGACCGTCGGCGTGCGTAGTCTTGCAACATCGCAATCTCATCCAGAATCTGCTTAGACATGAAGTCTTCGTCATAGATCAGAGTTGCGCCAGATGACATGACGGTTGCAATCATGTCGTTTGGCTTGACGGTGGATTCGTTCCGTTTCAATGGGCGAACCTTCCACAGCAGCCAATGGAATCCGACTATCGCCAAATAGACTGGAATCAGCCACGAAGCAACTGGGTGATGCAGCATTGCGAGCGCCGGGATGTCAAGAATTAGAAGTGTCAAAATGACATCTGTAGCAAACCGCCACCGAAAGTGCCTCCAGTCCCTGCCAGAAACAATTTGATACGCCTTTGAGTAGACAACCCTCTTTCCGTATGGCGTGCCCTGTAAACTCAACTGCCTTGAAACAAACTTCCTTCGCTCATCATCCGACATACTCGATTGAGCAATCAGCACGCGAGTGCTTCCATCGAATAACGACTCAATCGGCTCAACGACGACGCCTGCGTCGGTTGTGGCGTGGATAATTTCGCCGGCACCAATGTAGGAGGCGACATGACTAACCTCCGATGAGGTCAAGTACATGATTAGCCACGACACGGGTGAACCTAGCGTTTGGACGAACAAAAAGTCGCCGGGCTTCATCATTTCTAGCTTATCGTCCGGTATACCACCTTGAAACGCACCACCCATGAAGTTCCCATAGCGGCGTGCGAACCTTCCCGTGCGACGCACATATCGGAAATAGTCAGCGATAGCGAAAATCACGCCGATCCCGTCGTCAAGATGCGGGCAGCGGCTTTCACCCTTGACCAATATCCTGTCAATTCACGCGGATAACGCTGGTCTACAAGGATGACGATTTCCGCTCCCACTCTGAATCCAGCTTCCATGATTCCGACTAGGTTTCGGTACACGTCTGCCGCTCCCTCATAGTCAGACGGACCGAACAGCGCGCCGGTCGATCCCGGCGGATGCTCGGCCATCCTCCTCAGGTCTGAGGTCAACCCATCTACGAGCATGAGCATTCTGGACAGATAGACGGAGAGGTCACGGCTTATCAGACCGGCGTGCCCCAATGCTGCCCTGCATTGAGGCAGGTAGTCATCGCGAACATGCACAGTAACGTTGACTACCTGGCCTTTCTCGGCAGCCTGAAGCGCACCCTGAAAGCTTTCGTACCAGCCTCGGGCCTTCACCATGGTCAATGCAGCATCAACCTCGCTTGCAGCAGCTACCGCCAGACTGTGGGCCTGTCTACGGTCACGCCTAGCCTCAATGCTCCATGTGGCAAGCCAAGAAAGTAGGCCGCCCAGCAGTGCGCCCGACAGGGCAGCAACCCCGCTATCCATCTTGTTCCCCGGTTCCCCATCCTTCAGCGATGTTAGCCGTTGACGCCGCCAACGTGTAGGAACCTGCGGTTAGCGGTCAGCGGCCCCTATATCCCCTGTAACAGGTGTAATACGTAACATTCAGCTTACGTTTATTACAGAATTACACCCATTACAGGGGGTATAGATAGATGCCCTTCCGGGGGCGTGGTCATCCACGTTGAAGCCGCCAACGCGTCCGTTGAAGCCGCCAACGGTGTTACACCCCTGCCTACCGGGGTGTAACACCGGGGACTGTTACACCCGGCATCGGCGGGGGTGTAACAACTTGAGCGAACCGGGACTCCGGCTGCGCGCGCGAGTAGAGACGACCGCTCAGGTCCAACTCACCCGCGCCCACCATGCGTGTAAGCCTCACACGCAGCGTCCCAAGCTTTTCCGTGGCACCCATAGCCTCATGGATGTCGCGGGCCGTCCCAACGCCTCCCACGCGGGCCAAGGCTTCCAGCACGGAGTTCCGCTGCTGGGAGCGGTTAACGTCTTTGGCGTCGCCAACATAGCCCCAACGGCCGTCATGGAGTTGAAGCGCCAACTCCAACTGATTTTCGATGTCGCGTCCGTCCGTGTGCAGAACGGC